GTTATCACAGTCAACCCACTGACCTTCGGCTGTTGTGTCAGATATCTGTTTGTTTATTCCTGGTTGAAAACCTATCTTTTGTAACATATAACCTCATTATATATTAAAAGGCCCAGCTTACAAACGAGTATCGGGTGCCTTTTGTTGTTTCTCTTACCTCATGAGGATACATGAAATTAGATGGAAACAATAGTATATCACCTGTTTTTAACTCAATTTTCTCTCCTCTGCAATAAAATTCAGAGCCTTCATATTCTTCATTTAGGTTAGCTACGATAGATACTATAGGCACTCCTTTCATCTGACCATCAAATATACTGTGTATATGATCATAGTGTTCTCTCATCATAGTGCCAACATTGTATCTATTAAATCTTATTGGACTAAATTTACTGAGCCATGGTCCTTGAGTCTTGCCTCCCGGTGCACTATGTTTTTCTTGATACTCAGTTAACGCTTTAATTAAATAAGGTGTAATTTTTGCTTGTTGTTCTTTAGTGCAACTCATTACATCTAATTCTTTTGTAGGTTCCGATTCTGTTGTTCCTGCAGCATAATTATTCCAAGTATGTTTTTTCCATATACCTTTGTTGCATTCATCTATTAATGCTTCACATACTTCTTTTGGTATGTGATTTTCTACATATATATAACTTTTAATTGTGCTCATTCATTAACCTCCTTATATCTAAATGAGTTAGTGATTGTTCTGATCCAATAGCGTCAATACAAAATGTATTAAATGATACACTTATTCTATCTTCATCACCTTGGTTTATTGGCACGCTATGTTTCAATGAAGATGGAAATAAAATTAACTCACCTGGTTTACAAGGCAACATAAAAGATTCTGAATTCATATGATTATATTTTTCAGGATCTAACTTTACACCATCTTGTCTTTCTTTAGAAAAAGAAATAGGTGGTAATTTTTCATTTATTTGAAAATACATTACACCAGATATAATACTATTTGGATGAACATGTTCATGATGCTTGGACCCTTTAGGATTTCTATTAGCCCAACATTGAGTAATCACTAATCTTTGTTTTGACTGCAAAACATTTGTAGTAAATTTATTCACAGCCTCTCCTAAGAAATTTTTTATGTTTTTAAATTCTTCATTACGTAATAAGTACGAATCATCAGATCTATAATTACCATTAGATTTTTGTTCACGATAACTAATAGTTTTTAAATATGCTAACTCTTTATTAATTGATTGTTCGTAGGGTACGATCAACAAAGGTGTTGGAAATAACTGTAATAATTCTTCTTTCATTTTATCCAAAAGTTACATTGTTTATATTCGTCTATAATACTTTTTGGCACAATATTGTAAGCATCATATTCTTCTTTATATTCTTTTATAGCACCTTCTTTTAAAGTATGCAATCCATTTCCTACGATAGCATCATCGTAAATCATATCATTTACTTTAAATTGTTTTATATTATCAAAATCATGTTTTACCTTGGGTATTCCTAAAAAATTATATACACCATTTATTGTATTTTCTGTGTCTTTAACCAAATCTTTAAAATCAACCATATGATACAATTCTTTAGGTTGATAGTCTAACAAATGCTTTACACCTATTAACTCTTTAACTATTACACCTTCTTTGTTCATTAACATATGACATTTTTTTTCTTTTTTTCTAGCTTCATATTGGTTAACAAAAGAAGAAGGCTCTCTTTCAGACCAGTTTAAAAAAGATCCTAATACCTCTATTATGTCTCTAACTAAAACAATAATTTTAATATCTTGTTTAATTAATTTTAAAAATTTTAAATTTATAGGATATCCCCATGGAGCTCTATCTATTATGTAATCTTGTTTCCAGTCTTTGTAATAATTATTTAAAACATTTTTTGTTACGTTTTGCAGTGAATTGTAGTCTGGAAAATTTTTAAATATATCTGTTTTTTGTAATGAATATATTTCACCTATAATATCAGAACAAATACTATTAGCTGTAACTGCAACGTTTTTATTTTGATTCATAATAGAACCAAATACAGTGTTACCAGCACGAGGTAATCCGTGTAGGAAAAATATGTCTTTCATTTTGTAGGATACTATATTATTTTATTATGCTTGTAAACCACCATGTGAATCTGAAGCACCACCTGCTCCAGCTGTTGTAGCAGTTAAATCTCCAAAATCTGCAGCATTACCAGTTGAAGCTATAGTAACATAGTCTATAACATTACTAGCACCAGGAGATTCTCCACCAGCCCATACTCCACGAGTTTGATTTGAACCTGGACCAGCCTTACTTCTAGCTTGTGTAAGATTACCAAAATCTGTTGCATTACCTGTTGACGCTGTGGTTATATAATCTATTACATTTGATAAACTTGGATCTACACCTCCTCCAAAAACTGATCTTAATTCTGAAGAACATCCTTTTAAAAGATATCTTGCAGAGGTCAAATCTCCAAAATCTGTAGCATTACCTGTTGCAGCAATTGTTATGTAATCCATTACATTAGAGTTACTTGGTGCATTACCACCAGCAAACACTCCTCTTGTTGGACTTCCTGTTGCTCCAACATTATCTCTTGCAACACTTAAATTTCCAAAGTCTGTAGCATCACCAGCAGTTGCTATTGTGACATAACCTATAGTGTCAGTTATTGTAGGAGAAACATAACCTCCTCCAAAAACTGCTCTTGTTGTACTAGACATTCCATCACCACCTCTACCTGAAACTGTTAAATTTCCAAAGTCAGCTGCATTACCTAAAGATTGCATTTCTATAGATTCAATTATGTTTGAATCACTTGGTGTTCTTCCCATACCAAATAATGCTCTTGTAAGACTTGAATTACCAATTGTGCCTCTCATGTTTTGAGTTAGATCACCAAAATCAGATGCATTACCCAAAGTTGGAATTAATACTGTATCAATTTTGCTAGTTAAACTTGGAGTAAATCCTCCAGCAAATAAAGTTCTCCCTGATCCAGGCATATAGGTTACTGATGGACGTTGCACTGCAGCTGAACCCCAATCAATACCACTGTGTGCTCCAGAAACAGCAGCATTATCAGACACAGTTCTACTTAGATCACCAAAGTCAGACGATATACCTCCAGCTTGAAGACTAAATCTATTTACACTATTTACTATTGCAGGACCTTGGACACCTCCACAAAGAAAGCCAGTTGATTCATTACAATTAGATGCTCCTTGTCTAAAACTTAAACTTAAAGCTCCAAAATTTGTTGCATTACCTGTTGAGCTAATATTGATTACATCTATCTGACTACCTATTTTAGATGCGTTACCGCCAGGTGCTTCTCTTCCTCCAGCAAAAAGTCCTTGTCCAGATGGTGTGTTACACACTCCCATACTTGCGCTGTTTCCAGTCAAATCTCCAAAGTCAGATGCATTACCAGTAGAATTAATTGTTATAAAATCTATAACATTTTGAAAAGCAGGTGATGGTGAAGTTCCATCTGTACCACCAGCAAACACTCCTCTCACAGGACTACATATTCCGTTAGCAGTATTTCTTGAAACACTTAAATTTCCAAAATCTGTAAAATTTCCAAAACTTGCTATTGATGCAAAATCAATTACATTTGATACAGGTGTGTTACCACCACCACATAAAGCTCTTATTCCATTACTAGTTGCAGAAGAATAACCTCTCGCAACTGTTAAGTCTCCAAAGTCAGTTGCATTACCTGTTGATGCCATAGATAGTGCATCTACACCTGTTGAGTTTCCTGATACCTCACCACCATAAAATAAACCTCTCGTAGTATTAGATGCTCCTGTTGCCATACTTAAATTACGAGTCTCTACAAGATCTCCAAAATCTGTTGATGTTGAACTAGATTGCATTTGCATCGTAGTCATAGTTTTTGTTAAGCTAGGATCGAAGCCTCCTGCTTCAACTAACCTGTCTGGTCTTGTTATAAATGCTCTTCTGTTATCGTAGTTATTTTTAATTTTATTTATAGACATTATTGTAAACCTCCATGACCATCACTAGCGCTTCCCCCAGCTTGTTTAACTACAGTTAAATCTCCAAAATCTGTAGCATTACTAGTTGATGCAATAGTTATATAATCTATAACATTAGATCCAGAACCATCGTTCCCACCCATAAAAACTCCTCTAGTAGAACTAGACGTACCACCATTATTACTTCTTGCAACAGTTAAGTTTCCAAAATCTGTTACATTTCCTGTTGATGCTATTGTTACGTATTCTATTATATTTTCTTTGGTTCCACTAACTGCTCCTTGGTCAGCAGGTGCGTTTTGTCCTCCACCCATAACACTTCTTACTCCATTTGAAATAGTAGCTCTCAAATCACGAGCTGTAGATAAATCTCCAAAGTCTGTAGCATTACCTGTACTAGCTATACTCCAATAATCTATAATGTTTCTACATCTTGTTGTTTGAGGAGATCCTCCATAGTAAGATCCACCAGCGTGAACCATTCTAGTAGATGAACCTGTGGATGTTCCATCACCATAACAAGCATATGTTAGATCTCCAAAATCCGCGGTGTTTCCTTCAGTTGCTAACGTATAAAATAAAATATCATTTGTTGCAAAAGTATCTGGCACTGAAGAACCATAAGAATTAAAACTTCCCATGCAAAATCCTCTAATTGAATTAGACCCTCCCTTACGTGAAGAATTTTCTCCATTAGCTGTGATGTTTCCAAAGTTAGCACTATTACCTTGTGAAGATATTGTAACTTGTTCTTGTGTAGATGTGTTAGCACCAGGACCAGCGGAACCTGTTCTATCATGCGCTATAACAGCTCTTGTAAAACTAGATCCACAACCTGCACCTTCTGATGTTCCATACGAAGTCATATCTCCAAAATCACTAGCGTTACCTGTTGTTGCTATAGAAAAAAAATCCATACTTTGTAAATTACCAGGAACAGAATTACCACTTACAGATAAGGCTCTATTTCCAGTTGCATAATTAGGTGGTACGTTTAAATAAGATCCCATACCACTATGAGATGTACAATAATAATATAATAAATAAGGTGTGTTTCCTGTTACTTCAATTTTAGTCCAAGCAGTTGCTGAACCTGGTGTACCTGTTGTTGTAACACCTGTAGTATATTCTGTTGAACCTGCTGCATCTGCTGCAGTTGCAAATCTTAATGGGTGACTTGCGTTTGAACTATCGTCTTGATTAAATTCGTATGTGCATCCTGGAAATAGTGTTACTCTTTGTGATAAAACACCATCAATATAATATTTATTTCCTGAACCAGGATTAGATACTGTTACGGTATATTTAAATGTTGTTGTTCTAGCCACCTGCTAATCCTCCATGTCCATTTGATCCTTGAGCTCCAAAAGAACTACTTACAATTAAATCTCCATAATCTTGTGCATTACCTGTTGAGGCAATGGTTATATAACCTATTGTATTTTGATCACTAGGATTATTACCTCCTGCTAAAAGTCCTCTGCTTGAATTAGACATACCAAAACCACCTCTAACCGCTACAGTTAAATCTCCAAAATCTGTGGCGTTTCCTGTTGATGCTATAGTAAAATAATCCATAGTGTTTACGGCTGCTGGTGAAGAATTTTCTCCACCCATAGCTACACCTCTAGTTGAACTAGAAGCTGCGTTTGAATATTGCCTTGATGTAGTTAAATCTCCAAAATCTGTTGCATTACCTGTTGTTGATATAGTTACATAACCTGTTTCATCAGTATATGGAGAGCCACTTGGATCTCTTCCTCCTGCAAATAAACCTCTTGTATTACTATTAATCATTTGACTAGGACCCTGTTTAGCATTTTGCAAATCTCCAAAATCTGCACCATTAGCTAAAGATCCAATTGTTACATAGTCTACAGTATTTACAATTGTTGGAGTTTTACCACCACCAAAAATAGCTCTAGTGTTATTACAAACAGAACCAGCTAATCTTCTTGCTTGTGTTAAATCTCCAAAGTCAGCTGCATTACCTGTTGTTTGAAACTCAACATACTCTACTGTAGTAACTAAAGGTCCTGGTGATG